TTATTCGCCCTCTGCGTTACATTCCGGTAATCCGGCAATGCTGGTTAATAATGACAGGATTCCGGCCAGTACTGATGCTGATACTACCAGCTTTGCGTCTACCTGACCGAGTGCTGTGGCTGTTCCGATCGTTGCTACTGCAGTCTGTGCTACCGTTTTTACTGCTCTGATTCCTGCTTTCTTCATCCATTTTTTGGTATCTACAGATACTTTAAATACACAATTTTTAAACATAATTATTCCTCTCTTTCATGCTGTGGCTCTGTCGGTAATTCCATAAGCGCATGATACATTTGCGTTCCCACGCCATTTCCTTTTAGCGTGTGATACTGTTTATATTCGTCTTCCAGTGACTGTTTAACGTACAACGGGCAATACTCGTAATCATCATGATACTTGTTGTAGAGCCTTATCAAATCCGCTCTGAGCAGTGCACGTATGCCTTTTCGCATGGCAATCACTTGATAATATATGTATGCAATGGCTGACACTACAAACGACAGGAGCGCCCAATTTTCCGATAAAAACTTAATCATGCGTGTCCTCTCTTTGTTTCATGGTATAAAAATAAGACCTCTAGGGTCTTGCTCGGATGTAGGTCATAAAATCACCTCAATGAAATGTGCGTACGGTTTTCATTTTGAATTAGTGAATTAAGTAGTAAAAATATTTACTGAAATCAACACCTGAAACTTCCTTCTTTTCTGACCATACACTGAATGTATCATCTTCACCATAGGCTCTGACTCTTACTTTTGCCCCATCCATACCTTCCATGATGAATTCATCCTGTCTGCTTGTATAGAAATATGGTTTATTTGTTTCATAAACAGTGGAAGCTCCATCATTCTTAATAACTTCTATCTTATATGATGTGGCATTTTCTACTTTATCCCAACTCACGCACAAATAAGAAAAAGAATATCTTCCCATAGTTTTATTCATACATGTTGCGCTCTCAATAATTGGTTTATCAAGAATACACTTCTTGAAATAATTTTCCACACCTGCACTAATCATATCTTTTGTGCTATCTGATAATTCAACATCAGGAATTTCAGGCATGTCTATCTCAAGTTTAGGTGTACATGCATTTGCTGTAGAATGCATCCCAATTGAAAACAACATCACCAACATCAGTGACAATAATACTTTAATCTTCTTCATGATTCATAACCCTTTCTTCAATCTCTTTCCTATATTCACAGTTGCAGTCCTTTTGTATATAGTCCCTCTCCACTTTAAGGTGTTCTTACAATCGTCAAATTACCTGACGCAAGTGCTGGTAAACCAGTAATGTTACCATTTTCATCGACCGAAATAGTCATACTCTTAGGAGTAGGGTTTCCCCAAGAAGCCATTGTGTAATACTTATCTCCACAAAAAGCATACTGAGGTGTTGTATAACCACTAGTAGTTCCTTTTCCGTATCCGTATACTTTGTATGTTCCACCTGTTCCACTGAATGTTGCAGATGGGGATGTCGCATTTGCAATAGTCTGTACTTCTGCATTTAATGTTGTATCTCCACCAAGACCCCCCGATGATGTTGCTTCGTACGATCCTGTCACACCAAGAATAGAAATTCCTTTCTTGATATTTGCAGGAATCAGTTTATTCTGTTCTGTTTTTGCAATCTGAACTTTTCCTGAACCATCATGATATCCTTGTGGAACAATGTAAACACCATCTTTCACATCAATAGAACCTGACACTGAACCATTGTTTTTCATAGTTCCAGTCAGTTTTCCGTCTTTCCCATAAGCTATTTTTCCCGATAAGATATCGGAAGCTACAACCGTTGCGTCGGACGTATTTGTTCCAGAACCAGAAGAAGTGCCTTCGCTCATTTTGACATAATAATATCCATCTTTTAGACCATCATCAGGATAATCAGATGAAACATCAGATGATACATATCCGACAAAAGAACCTTTTCCTTCTGTGTATGTATCGCTTATGTCTAATCGATAGTAATGTTTTGTAAATCCAGAACCATATGCATACGTATTATTTAATTGATACACAGATCTAGGATGCGTTTCTGCGCCTTTTCCTTTGATATAGGCATATCCATCACCGAGTACACCTTTTTCTCCCTTTAAAACAAAATACCCTTCATCTGTCACAACATAGTAACCATACGAATAAGAACTACTGTCAGACGGGCCTGTCATTCCAAGTTCAGTAGTAGTTATATCCCACACTTTGCCAATGTGCTTTGCCCAGATATATTTACCGTCACCAACGTTTTCAAGCGCGCCTGTTATTTGCCTTCCCGTGGCGTCATGAGCCACTACCCCAGACAGCAAGTTGTTTTCCGAGACAGTGTCCTGAGTTAAGTCAATCAAAACCCTTCCAATATATTCCACTTTGCTTATAGCCATGTTGCATTGCTCCTTATCCGATCGTGACTGTAGTTCCGCCCGCTGAATTCTCCGATTCTGCATATGGAATCGCATTGACAGTAACCTGTGAAAGACAGTTGTATGTCGTATCCGGTAAGATTGTCTGCTGTGAATTTGACGGGGTAACTGTTTTTGCCTGAGGCTTCATGCCCTCGTTTCCAGACATCGAGCCTTTGACACCCAAAACCGTGATTCCTTCTCGAATGTTTTTAGCGACAAGCTTTGCCTGTTCCGCACTATCGATGGTTACAGTTCCGGAGCCGTCATGATAGCCTTGTGCGATCACATAGCTTTCTGTCAGAGTCTTAATTGTTCCAGTCACAGCACCGTTATTTGGCATCGTTCCGACAATTTTTGTTCCTCTTGCATAAGCCGTTTTGCCTTTCAAGACCTCTGCCACTGCGGCGTTAGCGTCATTAGAATCCACGTCAAATGTGCAAGCACCCGTGACCACCTCGCCGTCTTTTCCGTGAGCCGTGACACCTTCCAACAGCTTGTCCGCTGTCACTGTATCTCCTGTTAAATCAATCAGTGTCTTTCCACCATACACAACTTTATTAATTCCCATTGTTATATCTCCTTTCCAATAAACACTGTTTGTCCGCCTTCGAGGTTGCTCACCTCGAAGATCGGGATTTCTTTTATTCTCACATCTTCTGCAAGATATTTTTTACTCGTTGGAAGACTCTGTTCTTCCACTTTTGGTGTGACCGTGTAGGAACCATCGTAGTAATCAACATCCCCCTGCTCAGTGATACGCTGAAAACATTGAAATTCTGCGTTTAGTTTTTTTATCCTTTGCAGAAAAATCGACATCCAGATTTTTATTCAACACACGAAATGATACCTCTAGTCTCATTAAATCACACCTTCCTTCAGAATCCGCCCTACATGCAATCTCATGATATTAGATGCCAGCGCATCTCCGCTCTTCATTTTCACACGTATCTGCACTTCCGCTGGTTTGAACTCCGGTTGCTGCAGTTTTAATGTGTCCTCTTGCGATAACTTAACAGTCAGTGTTTTTCCTGCACACGTAAGCTCCGACAAACTCTTATCAATCACCACTGATTGATTCTGTGATATCGTAACATACGCCTCTGCAATCAGATCTACTTCAAACGGCAGAGCAAACTCAAGTGTCGGTGTAGTTCCTCTTATCATATAATCACCGCCTCACTATTTATCGTTTGCAAGTTCTCCCATTCCGGAATCTTCCAGGATCTCTTTTACCTTATCTTTCAATAATCTTGGTACCTGATCATAAGTCTTCTTTCCTAACATAATCTGCTGTGCCCATAACATTGCCATCATTTCTTTACCTCCTGAATGTTGTAATAATATGAATAAATTTGTTAATAAAGTTACCATTACTGATATACCAACTCTGACATTTCCAGAATACAGCCCTGGAGCATATCCATGCTCTCTTTCAGATCTGCATTTTCTTTCTTAAGAGCCTCCAGTTTGTCTTCTGGCGTCTCGCCGGACTTATAGAGCACTGCCCCTAAAATGCCGGCTGTATATTTCACGATTGCCTCCAACTGTGAAAAGTTTTCATAAGTTTCAATGGTTGATTCTCTTTCCTTGATGATCATCTTCTTGGTCTTCATGCCATCCTGAAAGATTGTCTTCAGATTCTCTTCAGTTTCTGATATTGTTTTGATCAGCAGGCTCCCGTCCGGCCGGGTGCTCGCTGACTGGATGGTCAACTCTGTTGCATCATTGAATGTAATTTTCATAATTATGTATATCTCCTTTCTGTGTAAAATAAGGATTTGTCCAACCAACTTGCTGAGATTAGCAAAAAAATGACTGGTAAGTATGCCTACGCATATAGCGCTTATCTGGATAACGAAAAAAGCACAAAAACATCGCTGACACTTAATGGAATCAAGGCGACAGGGCATGGCAGAAAATGTATTCTAATGTGCTTTGGTGCTATGAAGGTAACAACTTTGACAGCAAGGCTGAGCGTCTATGTAAATGGTAAAGAAAGTTGTTCCGGAATAACATCATCCACAAGCTATGTGCCGGTATTTGACAGCAACATTATAACTCTTCCGGAGGGCGAAAACACGATTGAGCTAAGACTGTCAGCACAAGCGAATACAGCTACTGCATATATTGGACGTTATCACAAACTTGGCTTCACTGTCGCAGAATTATAATCCTTATTTACATAAAGAAAGGAGAATTTTTATTATGAAAATTACATTCAATGATGCAACGGAGTTGACCATCCAGTCAGCGAGCACCCGGCCGGACGGGAGCCTATTGATCAAAACAATATCAGACACTGAAGAGAATCTAAAGACAATCTTTCAGGATGACATGAAGACCAAGAAGATGATCATAAAAGAAAGAGAATCTACGATTGGCACTTATGAGAATTACACGGAGCTTGAAGGAATCATGAAGTACACAGCAGGAATCCTAGGAGTTGTATTACATAAAGTTGGAAAGTCGCAGCTAGAGCGAATTGACGCACTCGAGGTAACTACGGACGACATCGTATTAATGATGGCGGATCTGATTGCGGGAGGGGAGCAAAATGAGAATACTGCAGTTCCGGATTAACGGACAAAAGTTAAGTAAGGACGGAGACTTTTCCGGATTAATTGCTGGCACGAAAGGCTATCTGCACACAGAATATAACTTCGACGGAGAATGGGACGGTTGCAAGAAAGCAGCCGTCTTTTTACGGTACGACAAAGAATATCCTGTCCCGATTGTGAACGGTAGATGTGCCGTACCGGACGAAATTACGGGATATAAGCGATGGAATGTATATCTGGTAGGAGAAAAGAAAGGATACAGAATCACAACGAACGAAGTGGAGGTGAGACAGTCATGACATTAGAAGAAGCATTAGCAGCTTCGGAAGCTGAACCGGTCAATGATATTTTTACAGCCAATCCGCAGTCACGTACTATTACGGTACCGGACGCGGAAAAGATTTTTGGCGTTTTTAGCGACGGCAACACGGAGCGGAAACATTTCCGATGTCCGAAAATCGTGGGGGACAACATCGATCTGTCTACCATGCATCTGTACATAAATTACCAGAATGCCAACGGGCAGAAGTATCCTTATCTGGTAGAGGACGTACAGACGGACGGTGACTATATCACATTTTCATGGCTGATCGGCCCAGATGTGGTTGCATATAAGGGACAGATTAAGTACATCGTATGCGCCAAGAATGGAGCTACAGCTGAATGGAATACCACCCTTGCAGAAGGTACCGTACTGGAAGGTCTGGAAGCTACAGATGAGGTGGTGGAACGAAATCCGGATATCATCGAACAGATCTTAACCAGATTGAATAGCATAACAGAACCAGTTACACAAGAATCATCTGCGAAAAGGATCACAAGAATTACTGATGGTGGGAAAGAAGAAGTTGCAGCTGCAGTAAGTTTTGTTGATGATGATTGTCGCTCGGCAACATATACCACGCTATTTCCACTAATCAAAGAGTTGGATATTCCATATACGTTAGCTTGTCCTCCGGGGAAAATAGGTGCGGATTTGTACATGACACGGGAACAATTATTGGAAATGTATAATCACGGCGTAACAATATCATGTCACACATGGGCAGAAACGAACATGGATACTTTGTCCAAAGAGCAGTTGAAAGAAAATTTAGAAAAGTGTGTAGAAAAATACAGAGAATGGGGAATAACAGATGTTAATTCCTATGCTTATACTCAGGGGAAATATTCAGCGGATAACATGTCGGTGGTAAAAAAGTATTTTGATATGGGATTTTTAGTCGATAAAGGTATCAATACCGCTCCTTATGAGTCATATTATATGCGCCGTGTTGGATTGTTCCCGACAGACGGAAGTTTCTCTCTTGCTGATGCAAAAATATACGTGGATAAATTGTTAACATCTGGTGGATGGTTAATCTTCATGACGCATTGTTGGACAAGTACTTTTAATGCTACAGAGCTTAAAGAACTTGTAAGTTACATTAAAGGGAAAAGTGTTCAGATTATTGATGTGAACGAAATGATAGAAAAGACAGGAAATGTCGTTGATATTGGGTATTACAAAAAGGATGATTTGAACACCGGAAAGCACTATTTTATCGTTGATTCTACTGGAAAAATCTGGACTGATCAGTTTTCCTCTGATACAGGAGAGAAAATAGAAACGATAGAACTTACTATCATGACAAGTTATGAGATTGGAAAAGAAACATCAAGTTCCTATAAAGGGAAATTGCTACCTCTGACTAGCACGAATACGAAGTTTAAAGTGTGTGAACCTGTAGATGTTACAGATTGTTTGGAAGTTTTAATCACTGGTTGGAGTTACAATGGATATGGAATCTATTCATTTTTGGATGAGAGTGGAGAATGTATATCTGCAAAGTGGTCAACAAAATCTATATCCGAAGGCGGAGATCCAGTAAAAGAAGAAAGAGTAAAAGTACCGGCCGGGGCAAAAACGCTCATAATCGCAGGACATTCCGATTATCTTCTGCCGGCATTATCGAAAGTGAGGCAGTGAAACTGAAAGAGATCAGAGCGGGACCGTAACGGGTCTTATTTTTATGCGCAAAATTAAAGAATCGAGGTACATAGAGTGTATGTAGACGTAAACACAATCATTACTGCTGGAAGCTTATTAACGGCCGTAGTGGTTATCTTTTCCGCTGTTTTCGCAGTATACAAGTGGTATTTAAGACAGAATGAGCAGGATAAAGAGATAGAAAGAATGAAATCAGAACAATGTTTGCTTACTTATGGAATTCTGGCTTGTCTGAAAGGTTTGAAAGAACAGGGATGTAATGGACCTGTTACAGAAGCAATAGACAAGATTCAGAAGCATATAAATAAGCAAGCGCATGATCAGGAGGATTAAGCATGGATATTAGTACATTAGGAACAGTAGTAGGGATCGTAGCAATCTGTTATGTAATTGGACTTGGCTGCAAGGCATATGAGAAAATTCCAGACAAATGGATTCCGGTCATCATGGCTGTATGTGGTGGAGTTCTGGGCGTTGCCGGACTCTACACAATGCCGGACTTTCCGGCCGGCGATGTGATCAATGCAGTTGCGGTCGGAATGGCCAGCGGATTAGCGGCAACTGGAGTAAATCAGTTGTATAAGCAGCAGTGTAAGTAGAGGGCGAATAATCGTCCTCTTATTTTTGAAAGGAATGAAGATATGAAAGATTATGTAGAAGTAAATGAAGAAAAATGTGGAGAGGTACATAATTGTATGTGCGTAAAATCAGTCGATGGAAAAACATATTGCCGTGGATGCGGAAGTGTTATAGCGGAACATATTAACAGCACAAAGCATATGGAGAAATAAAGGATACGTGCGACGTCGCACAGAAAGGAGCAATTATGGCACATTTATTTTTAATAGCCGGACACGGAGCCGGTGACAGTGGAGCTGTTGGATACGGTTACACCGAGGCAGAGAGAGTCCGTGCACTTGCAAGACGAATCGCAGCGTATGGAGGAAGTAATGTTACTCTTGGAGATACAAACCGGAACTGGTATGTTGATAAAGGTATCAGCTCACTCAAAATCTCAAAGGATTGGCAGATCCTGGAACTTCATATGGACAGCAATGTATCGACAGCCAAAGGTGGTCATGTAATTATTAAAGAAGGATATAATCCGGATCAGTATGACACGGCGCTTGCTAACTTCATTGTTTCCTTCTTCCCTGGAAGAGCAAATAAGATTGTAGGCAGAGCGCATCTTGCAAATGTCAATCTCGCAGCTGCAAAAGGTTACAGCTACCGGTTGCTGGAAAATGGATTCATTACAAACAAAACAGATCTTACGAAATTCAATGAGAAAATTGATGATCTGGCAAGAGGAATTCTCAAGTCATTCGGTATTGCATCAGCAGCACCGGTAGCAACAGTTAAGAAGAAAGCAGAACCAATCGACGGAGAAATCAAGGCCGGTGGAGTATTCCAGAACAAGACCGATAAGTTTGGTGTAATCTCATATCAGGCTCACATGAGAGGCTTTGGATGGGGTAACTGGCAGTCCGATGGCTTAATGGTTGGTTCTACCGGTCAGAATCGTAGAATTGAAGCACTTCATATTAAGCCGGTCGGAGAAACAGATGTTGTTGTCCATATGAAAGGAATCGGAAACAAAGAATACAAGAACATCACCAAAGACACACTGATCGGAACCACCGGACAGAACAGAAGACTGGAAGCGATCCGGATCACCGGAAAGGAATCTTTCTACCTGTACAGAGTCCACCAGAAGAGTATTGGCTGGTCAGAATGGGCCAACAACGGAGAATGGGCAGGTACGACTGGAAAAGGTCTGCAGATGGAAGCACTGGGGGTTAAGAAATCCATGTTCTCCGTCGAACCGCACGTACAGAGCAAAGGATGGTTGTCGCCAAGAGCCGCTGAGAATGTGATTGGTATTACTGGCCATGCATTACGCCTGGAAGCGATCCGGATCAATCCATATGGAAAGACTATTAAGGCAAAAGCTCACATCCAGAGTAAAGGCTGGGTGGATTATGGCACGATTACCAAAGATACGATTATCGGAACCGTAGGCGAAAAGAAACGTATCGAATGCTTATGCTTCGAAGGCGACTTCGAATACCGTGTTCATATCCAGAGTTCCGGATGGACAGACTGGACAAGAGCCGATGGAGTAGCTACTCTTGGAACTGTAGGACAGGAACTTAGAATCGAGGCTATTCAGTTTAGATGATTTTTGCTAAAATGTAGCATATAAATAGGTAAAAATCCACTTTATAGGTTATAGCAAAAAGGTCAACCACTTTGAGCGGTTGTTTTTTGTATAATTATAATATCATAGAAATATATCTTTAGCAAGTAATATAAAAATAAAAAGGGAATTTTTAATTGTAATTTGTTGGTATGCCAACAGCTAAAATCATGTAAAATAAGATAGAATCATACGATCAATAATTTTAAAAATACATACGAAAAGAAAGAGAGGACACACATGGATCACATATATGACGTAATCATCCTTGGCGCCGGTCCGGCGGGATTAAGCGCAGGCTTATATGCAGGCAGAAGCAGATTGGACACCCTGATCATCGAAAAAGGACAGGCCGGCGGCCAGATTATCAACACAGACGAAATAGAAAACTATCCGGGACAGATCGTAGAAGGAGAGACAGGCGTTTCTCTTGTACGCAGAATGTACGAACAGACAGAGCAGTTCGGAGCAGAACATGTCCGTGATACAATTACAGATGTAGAACTGAACGGAGAGATCAAAGTCTTGACAGGCGAAAAAGATACGTATCAGGCAAAAAATATCATCATCGCAACCGGTGCATACGCAAGAACGATCGGATGCAAAGGTGAGCAGGAGTACAAGGGACGCGGAATCTCTTACTGTGCGACCTGTGATGCGAACTTCTTTACCGACCTGGAAGTCTATGTAGCGGGCGGCGGGGATGCAGCGGTGGAAGAAGCGCTGTACCTTACAAAATTCGCCAGAAAAGTTACGATCATTCACAGAAGGGACGAGCTGCGTGCGGCGAAGTCTATTCAGGAAAAAGCATTTGCCAATCCGAAGATTGCATTCCTGTGGGATTCGGTAGTGGAAGAAGTGAGCGGCGACGGACTGCTCCAGACGATGACCGTGAAGAATATAAAGACCGGGGAGTTTACGAAGATAGAAGCTGATCCGAAAGACGGACTGTTCGGACTGTTTGGATTCATCGGTATGATCCCGAATACCGGCGTGTTTGCAGATAAAGTAGAGACGGATGACAAGGGATACATTAAGACGGATGAGGATATGCATACCAACGTACCGGGCGTGTATGCGGCCGGAGATGTAAGAGTCAAGAGCCTGCGCCAGGTAGTGACTGCGGTAGCAGATGGTGCGATCGCGGCAGTGCAGGTGGAGAGAAGTATGTCAGATTATTAG